TTCTGATGCTTCAGCATCCATGATGCCACCTTCTTGTGCACCAACTCTAACAGGAACTCCGCCTGATCTGTAATCAAATTTATTATAACCCGCTGGTGTTGTGTATCCTGAAACTGTAGAATCTGGCACTGGTCCACCATCTGCCGCCATCATGACCGGTTGTGGTTGTTCCATACCTGCACCTTCTGGTTGTTGTGATGCTTGCATTACTGCTTGTACAAATTGTTCAAAAGATAAATTACCACCTTTGTTTTTATATTTAACATATTCCATCATAAGCATTTGTTCTGCTTGTGCTTCTCCTGCACCGCCACCCATGCTTAAAAATGTTTGTGGTGGTCTCATTCTTTGACCTGCACCTGATCTTATAAATTCTTCTTCATCGTCTTCATCTACTAACATACCGTTAGCATAACCTGCACGACCACCGTCAGCCGCATAAAAATTTTGCATTACATATTTTTTCTGTGGCATGAAATCTAAACCAGCACCTGCATCACCTGCACCGCTGTAAAAATTTTTAGCACGTTGAACCTGTAATCTTGGGTCCATAACTTCTGTTACTTCTTCTTCTTCATCACCACCCATTAAAAATGGAGTTGCAAGAGCTGTAGCACCTAGACCACCTAGTAATAATTTACCGGTATTAAAACCTTCATACGCACCCGTTAATTTATTTTTATCTCTAAATAAATTACCAATACCACCTAAAAAACCTTTTTTGCTTTTTAATCCAGAAAGTATATTACCACCAGCACCTCTTAAAAATCCTGCACCTTTTAAACCTGAAAAAGGACCTAATCCTCCAGCATACATACCAAGACCACCAAGTAATGCCATCTTACCAAAAGGACTTTTAGTAATTTTCTTTACAGCACGACCAGCTTTCTTTACAAGTTTACCTAAGAAATAACCCTGTCTAGGGTCCTGTAAGGAACCTATTCCTGATTGTATTTGTTGGGGTTCTTGCATTCTAGATATTGCCATAAATTTACCTTAATTCTTATGTTTACTTGGTTTTGCTAATTAAATCAAGAGGTGGCATGATAACATTTACATCTTGTGCCATTTCTTCTGGCTTATAACCCTTGGCTTCCCAGTGCTTTCTTTGTTTAAAAAGTTCGCCTGTTTCCTTGTGTCTATAGGTAGTCTCTACTTTAGCTTGTTTTATTTCCATTAATCTAATCTCTCCTTTTTAATATTTAGGTAACTGATAGCAATATCGAAGGAATCGGCAGTGCTAGATGTTATTTTTAGGGTAGTATCACCCTCTACTATTAACGGTTGGGTTAATAATTCTTGTGTTACATTAGCTGTTAAACCTACTGTTTTAATAGTTGTAATGTTATTATTTGCGACAGTCACCGTTGGTGTGCCTGCAGAGGTAACTTTAATAGACTTAATAATATATGTTTCGTTTATCAATGGGTTTTGTTTTACAACCCCTTGTACAGTAGTAGTTCCAAACATAGTTTGTGCTGCTGAAGAAGTTATATTATCTACGCCATAAAATTTATATATGTTTGATACCGCCATTATTCTAAAAAGAAACTTTTAGCCTCTATCTCCTGTTTAATTTCTTCTTGAAAAGAAGTGTTTAATTTTGTTATCACTGAATCTAAATCCCTAACTAAAGATTGTAGGTTTTCTTGACTATACTCAGGATTAGCTTTTGTTAATGAGTTTACAATTTTTGCCATTATAAAATACTTGCTAGTCCTCCGTTTTTAAAATTTACTCTACCACCATAAAAGTATCCGGCTCTACCACCTCTTGCATAATGTTGTGAGTATCCTTGAGATGTTCCTGTATTTTTATCGCTATCATATGTTGCTTCTCGAGCAGTCATAGGACCTGCTGGTGTATTTATTACTTGGTTTCCACCTCCACCACCAGCTATGTTAGCTGCTTGATTATAATTTGAATCTGTTACACCTCCTGGTGCATCGTAACTACCACCAGTAGGGTAATTTCCAACTGAAGTTTCATCAGCATTCGCAGCATCCGCAGCAGCTTTAGCTTCTTTTTTCTTAGTAATAAATCTATTAATGACAGTATCTTTTTTCTTTTTCTTTTTTTCGTCTTCTTCAAAATCGTAAATTTTATCTGTTTCATCCTTTGCGCCAAAAAATTTTGCTTCTGCTTCATTAAGAGCTTTTAGTTTAGCTGCTTTTTGTTCGGGGTCTTTCATCTTAGCATTAATCATATCTCTTCTTTTTTTAAAAGTATCTGCGTCTACGTGATAAGCATTATAACCCGCCATAATATTTTCTGCTGTATTTATATTTCCTTGATTAGCGGCCACAATCTGTCCAATGTCGTTAACCATTATACCTTGACCCCCTAATTCATTTTCTAATATTGATCTTCTGTTAACCGGAAAATAAGGGCTTATTTGATTTCCTAAAAAGTTTACACCTTTCATAAGACCTCCAACATATGGAACCATGCTCATAAGACCTTCCATTTTTGATGGTGGTTTATTGTAATAATCGGCACCCTTATAGTTAGGATCCACTTCCATCATTTTCATATTCATAGTAGCAGACAAATTAGGATCATATCCATCGACAAATTGTCTGTAGTCATAGTTAGGTCGATAATTTTTATTTACAATTGAATTTGGATCTGGATTGTAGACACTAAAACCATCGCCGCCAGTAAAAGCATTAGTTGCAACGATACCTTGATCAACTACTGGTTCCTGATCTTCAGGTAACACAAAAGGGTTTTGTAAATACTGTTGTTGTGGAATATATTTAAAACCTGCGTCTCGTATCTCTTGGTCTGTAGCCATTACCTTCTTCCTCCTGGGTGTATATCTAATCTAAATGTCCCTAATTTCCAATTTTCATTTGCTCCTGTGTTTGCAACTTCTAATGCAATCTGTCGTGCTCTAACTCTTATATCTTTTTTAGTTGTAGTAGAGTCACAAGTAAAACTTGTCGTAGTTTCACTACTGTTTGGATATAATCTTGTTTTAAATTTGATTGCAGTTGTTCCTGTTTGATCTATAAAGTCTGGTATAAATCTACTTATTCTCATAATAAATTCACCATCTCCTCTAATGTCAGGCATTCCTACAGTTTGTCCTGTGTTACTTCTACGTTGGGTAATGTCAAAATCACCAGAAGTTATATTTGCTAGTATGGCTGTAACAACTCCACTCGCATTAATTTGATCGGTCCCTGTTTCATGTTCATAATATATTGTACAACCATCTGTATTACCGACAACGTCATAAGAACTATTGCTTGATGAATCATAGAAAGTTGCATGTGGTTTACCAAACAAAGAAGAATCTTCCCACGCTGTCCTTGCTAATGTCCCAGTTGTCCAAATAGGTCTTTCTTTTGATGAGTCCAAATAATTAAACGTAACTATTTTATCAACTATATCAGATGCAGAACTGCAATAAAACCAACTGACTTCTCCAAATAAATTATTTAAACCACAGTTTATTAAATCTCTAGCCGTAGTATTAATATTGTCGTATACAAAATCTTCTACTAGACAAGGTAATGATTTTAATTGTCCATCATAAGTAAAGAAACCATTTTCGGACATCCAATAAGCTTTACCATCTACTTCAACACAAGCATTCTTACCTATAAGCCCACAGTTTGTACCCACTTGTTGGAAAGAAAAAGTGAAAGGCGCACCAACAAATTGCATTAAAAATAATGCTGTATCAGTCCAAATATAAATAGCGTCCCTACCTTTAATAGCTCCCATAATTCTTGAGCCATCGGCTAATCTTTGTGTGCCGGCGGTATTGTTTGCAGTCACAGTGTAAGAATCTGTTTGATCTATATTTTCTTGATCAGAAAATCTAATAAAAAGATCGTCTTGTGTTGATGAACTTCCAACAGTCGTTTCTGTTCCAAAAAATACTAGGTGTCTATCTGGTGTAGATACTAAAACGTGCCTTGATGCAGTAGGCGCATTAGGTATTATAGTTGCTCTAGTGTCTACTGCATTTGTTGGAGACCCATCCCATTCAAAACAAGGGCCATTATAAATAAGTGCAATTAATTTTTGACCGTAGTTATCTAAAACCCATAGTCCAGGATCAATAGTAAAATCTTGTGCTGTTGAGGTTTCTCCCCATGCAACGTATTCAGAAATGTTTGTAACTGTATCTCCCCCACTATGTGATGCTTTGGTTGTGCCATTAACTTCTCTTGCACCCCCACTTAAAACATTTGTGCTAGTATTGTTTGCGGTGTAACTTATATCTTCAGTACCTATTCTAATCTCTCCAGACGTTGGAAAAGCAGAAGAGCTGCTTAAAGGAATATTAGTTACTGCATCATTAATACCAGAAGCTAGAGTTGTAGTTGCTGCTCCGCTAGTTTGACCCCCAAAGTTACCTGCTCCAAACCCATAGCCACCCAGTTGTTGAGAAGGACCAACATTGTAATAACACAAAACAGAAGCTGACCCACCGTTCGTTACAGGAGTTCCTGACTCTGTTGCAGCCATTGTAATAGTAAAAGTAGTTGAACTAGGGATTGAAGCAACCATAAATTTTATGTCTTCAAAAGAAGCATTAGTAAACGTAGATCCACTTAATCCTGTGACGTTATCAAATAAAACAATATCACCCTCTATTAATCCATGATCCCCGGTGCATGTTACTGTGACAGTTGCAGATGAAGCAGTGCTTGTAAAGTCAGATCCAGTTAAAGTTACTCGAATAGGATGAATATCATAAAATTGGCCGCCAATATATACATATAAAATTTTGTTTGTACCTATAGCAGAATATTTGACACTATCCCTGTTTTCAAATTGATGTATTGCTCTTGCCGCACCGGTAAGTTTATCTTGCCCCAATTGGGTCCAACCACCTATTTTTTCAGGTGAACCATATCTAAACCTAACATTATCGCCATCAAACCACTGCCCTTCGGCTCCGGTTTCTGTAACTTGTTTATTAAATCCTGGTGCAAAACCTAGTTTCTGTAGCATAACCCCTACTTATATAT